ATAAAATTTTAACCATGAAAATAAAGAAATTAAAAAAAGAATTTCTGGAATCAAAAACTGGTAGATTATGGGGGTATATCTATAATAAACCAAATCTTAATTCTGATCAACAATTATCAAATATCCTTTATAACAAATTACACGCTGAAGTTAAAAAAACTACTGAAAAAGGAAATCCAAGTACTGATAATGAATGTATAGAGGCACTGCAAAAAGATTTTCCTGAGTTAGAAAAATTAGTACAGTATAAAAAGTTATCAAAGATGCAAGGAACCTATATTCAAAACATCCTCAAAGAAACAGTAAATGGGGTTATGCGACCTTCTTTTAGCCTTCATATTCCAGTCACTTTCAGATCTTCATCTCAAAATATTAATTTCCAGAACATACCCAATAGGGAGGAAGAATTAAAAAAATTAATTAGAAAAGCATTTATCCCTCGGCCAGGTCATCAAATAATAGCAGCGGATTTTAGTGGAATTGAAGTTGGAATATCTTGTTGTAATCATTTAGATCCAAAGATGATCTCATATGTAAAACACCCAGAAAAAAATAACATGCACACTGATATGGCAAAGCAAATTTATTGTCTGGATAAATGGAAAAAAGAAGGGGCTGAAAAAGTACTTAGAAAAGGGGCAAAAAATGGTTTTGTATTTCCTCAATTTTACGGGGATTATTATGGTAATAATGCTTTATCTTTAGCTGCTTGGGGTGATTTACCCACTAAAGGAGCTTTTAAAAGAGAAACTGGATTAAAATTAATGACAAAAGTATATTTAAGTGATCATTTAAGAAGTAAAGGTATCAGGACTTACAAAGCTTTTGAAAACCACATAAAAGATATAGAATACGACTTTTGGAATAATCGTTTTAAAGTTTATGGGCAGTGGAAAAAAGATAAGGTCAAGGAATACTACAAAAAAGGACATTTAGATATGTTGACTGGATTCACTTGTAGTGGGTTATTATCACCAAATGATATAACAAATTACCCAATCCAAGGAGCGGCATTTCATTGTCTTTTAAAGACATTTATTAAACTCAATCAGGAAATAAAAGAACGAGGATTAAAAAGTAGATTAATTGGGCAGATCCATGATGAACTTGTTCTTGATGCCCATCCGGCTGAATTTGAAACATTGCGAAGTTTAATTAGATGGATTGCCTGTGAATGGTTGCGGGAAGAATGGTCTTGGATTATTATTCCTCTTGAAATAGAAATGAGCGTATTTGATGTAGATGCAAATTGGGCTACTAAATCAGAAACAGTGGTATTAAGAGCCTCTTAAAATAAATCATTAGAGTTTGCCTATTTTTTTAGTATTATATAGTAAATAAGAAAAAGGAGAATAAGTTGGAACTTTACAGAAAATATAGACCACAGAATTTAAAACAAATGGTAGGGAATGCTTCCACTATAAAAGCACTTCAAAATTATATCAATAAGGATTCTTTGCCTCATTGTATTTTATTAACTGGGCCAACTGGATGTGGAAAAACAACAATTGCCAGAATTATTAAAAATGTAGTTCAAGCAGATGATAAATTTGGGTATCGGGAATTGGATGCTTCCGTATTCAGGGGTATTGATACTGCCCGGGAATTAAGTAAAGAAATTATCCACAGACCAATTAAAGGTAAAGCAAAAGTTATACTTCTTGACGAATGTCATAATTTTGGGATTGGTGGAGCTTCTGAAAAAAACCTATCCCAAAATGCTATTCTAAAAACATTAGAAAGTTGTCCTGAGTGGGCTTATTTTATCCTATGTACTACAAATCCAGAAATGCTGATTCCTACTTTAAAAGGCAGATGTACTAATTTTGCTATGGAAACATTGCAAGATAAGGATATGAGAAAATTATTAATTACTGTAGCAAAAAAAGAAAAAAAGAAAATTGATAAAGAAGTCTCCCAATTAATTATTGATAATGCTTTCGGACATCCCAGAAATGCTTTACAAATCCTATCAAAAACCTTAGTGCTTGATAATCTGGAAGATATGAAAAAAGCAGTCAAGGAAGAAATACAAAAGAAAGCGGGAATTAATCAACTTTGTTATGCTTTATTAGATGGAAAAAAATGGCCAGAAATTAGAAAGATAATAGATGGATTGAAAGATGAACAACCTGAAACAATCAGAAGAGGTATGTTAGGGATGCTTAGTTCAGCTTTAGTAAAAGGATGGGGTGATTATAAAAAAGTAAATCCCTTCTTTGTAATGTCTTGGTTTATTGAGAATAATACTTATGATTCCGGCATGGCTGGAATAGTTTATATATGTAGAGCAATAACAGATAAAGTAGGGGCTGAATAAATTTTATAAAATACAAAAAGGAGGAAAGAAATGACAGTAAATTATTCAAAAGATATTCCAATTGATGGGGAGGCCCTTGATTTGGAATGGTTAAATCAACCTGAATTGGAAATGAGTTATATTGAGCAAGTTTCTGAATTACGAAAAGATATGATGGATGCTCAAGAACAAGTTAAAATTATCAGATCAGAATTAATTAGGGAAGCTCATGAAAATCCTGAGGAAACTTGTAATACTAAAAAAGCAACAGGCCCACAAGTAGAAGCATATTATAGAACCCACAAAGACTATAAGGAGGCAAAAGAAGAAGCTATCGAAACTCAGGATGCTTATGAGGTGGCAAAAGATATGAAAGATATGGTGCATTTTACAAGATCAAAAGCTTTAGAAAATATGGTAATTTTGCATGGTCAACAATATTTTGCAGGCCCAAGTATACCTCGAGATTTAAATAGAGGCGATATAGAGAAAACACTAAAGAAACAAAGGGCAAAAAAGAGAGACGTAAAAGTAGCAAAAGGTATGAGAAGGGCAAAATAATGGAACAATTTCTTTTTTTTATATTTATTATTCTTGGAATTATCCTGTTAATGTTACTTGCTAAATCTATGGGACATTCATTTGCCAGAGGATTTTTACAAGAGTTAAATATTTTTATAGATCATCAATTCCATAAATTATTAAAACAAGGAGACCAAAACAATGGCAGGAAAAAAGAAAAGAAGTAGAAGTATGGGGAAAGCAACATCAACGGAAAGGCAAAGCAGAAAATCAGGCCGATCATGGTTGCATATTCCCAGTGGATTTAATATGTTTAGGGAAGAAGGAGGAGAAACTATCAAATTAGATTTCCTACCTTACGTAATTTCTAATTTAAAAAATCATCCGCTTAAAGATAAAATTCCGGAGGATATTTGGTGGATAATGCCATACAAGTTACATAGAAATATTGGTCCTAATGGGGATTCTACTATAGTTTGTCCAGGAACTATTGGTAAACCATGTCCTATTTGTGAAGAACGTCAAGCGATATATGATGATCCAGATGGAGACGATGATTTGGCTAAAGGCCTTTTTGCTTCCCCAAGAGGTCTATATGTTGTCCGGCCTGCCGAAGGAAAACAAAAAGGTAAAATTTTAATCTGGGATATTTCCAATTACTGCTTTCTTGATCAGTTGGATACTGAATTAGAAGATGGGGATGAAGATTGGAATTATTTTGCTGAATTAGAAGACGGGTATACTTTAAAAGTACGTTTTACAGAAGAAAAAATTGGCACAACAAAATTTGCCAGTGCCAATAGAATTGATTTTGAAGAAAGGGATTCAGAAGATGAGGAAATTCTAAAAGATACCCCGGATTTACAAAGTTGTATAAAAATCTTATCTTATGATAAAGTAAAAGCCTTATTCTATGGAGAAGAATTAGAAGAAGAATCTGAACCAGAGCTGGAAAAGAAAAAGAAATCAACCAGGAAAAAAAGAGCTGCCAGAACTTCCCATAAGACTACCGAGGAAGAAGAAGTGGAAGAGGAGGAGGAAGAAGTAGAAGAGGAGGAGGAGAAAGTAGAAGAAAAATCAAAAAAGAAAAAAAAGAAAAAGAAAACCACTTCAAAAAAATCTAAGGAAGAATGCCCATTTGCTTATAAAATTGGGGCTGATTTTGAAGAAAAAGATGAATGTGATGAAGATGAATGCGAGATGTATGATAAATGTTTTGACCTATACGAAGAATTGCAGGGTTAATCTAAAGTAAAGGGAAATGGTTTATAAAAGAAATAATCATTTCCCTTTCCACTAAGGATACATAAAATGAAAAGGGCAAAAAAACCAAGTAAAGCCAGGACAATGAGGAATTCAATTAAAGAAAGAACTCTTCCAAAAAAACTAATTACCAGAGGAGTAACAAAATGGATTCCTTCTGGTTCTATTATGTTTAATTTAACTTGTTCTAATCATTGGTCTGGGGCTTATAAACCAGGTACTATGGTTAATGTAATAGGAGATTCCAGTGCTGGAAAATCTATTATGGTATTATCTGGATTGGCAGAGATGGTTTATACTTCAGATTGGGATAATTATACTTTGATTTATGATGATTCCGAATTTGCTAATTCTTTTGATATGGATAAATTATTTGGTAGTAAATTTACTAAAAGAATTCAAAGCCCAGATCCTAAAAATCCAGATGATTATTCAACTACAATTGAAGAATTTCAAGATTATTTATGGGATGCCATAGAAACGAAAAAACCTTTTGTATATGTATTGGATTCTTTTGATGCCTTAGATGCCTTAGATGAATTAAAAAAAGATAAAGCAAATAGAGTAAAAAGAAAAGAAGGCAGAGCTGAAGAAAGTAAAGGATCATATGGAACAGCTAAAGCAAAAAAAGCATCCTCTTTATTTCGTCAAGCTTGTGTTGAATTATCAAAGACAAAATCCCTTTTAATTATCATATCTCAAACAAGAGACAATCTAAGTGCTATGTCTTTTTCCCAGAAAACAAGGGCAGGTGGAAAGGCTCTTAAATTCTATGCAAGCATTGAAACGTGGTTGACTCATAAAGGGGTACTTAAAAAAATAATCAATTCTCAGGAATATCAGATCGGGGTAAAAACTCATTGCAAAATTACAAAAAATAAATATACCGGTAGAAGAGGATTTGCAGATTTCCCAATTTATTACGATTATGGTATTGATGATCTTTCTGCTTGTATTGATTTTTTAGTAGATTATAAATGGTGGAATAAACGAAAAATGACTATAGATGCCCAAGATATTAACATAGAAGCTTCTAAATCCAAATTAATAGAAATTATTGAAGAAAAAAATCTTCAGGAGGAAGTTTTTCAATGTTGTCAGAATTGCTGGGAAGATACCCAGAAAAAATTAAAATTAGATAGAAAAGGAAAATTCAAATGATTATTCCTGGAAAAATATTTAAAAAATACATAAAAGTAAAACCACCTACTATTTCTGGTTGGTATTTATGTTATGTAAAACCAAAAGAAAGAGATGCAATTGATCACTTCCCTATTGCTCAGATGGAAGTTATTCGATTCAATAAAGGAAAATGGTTAAAATCGGTCATGGTAGTAGGTTGGATGGGGGCTTTACCTGTTTTGTCTTTGGATAAACTTGATGATTTCTCCCCATTTGAAAGTGGTTTAATTTTGTTTTTTATTGGTACTGAAGAAGAAGCGGAAACTGAAAATTTTAAGATGGGTGCTTTTTACAGAGAAAGCGAAGTTTTCTTACAAGAAGGGAAAGATGGTCAATTTATTTACCAGATGAATTCTAGAACGAGTAAATTAATTAGAATATCAAAATGGAATGGTAAATGGAAAAGATTAAAAAGAGTAAAAACTATTAAAAAAACAAAATCGGCATCTATTAAACGATCAAGTACAATATATGCTGTAAGTACCATTAAACAAATAATATCAAAAAATTACGAACCATTGGAAAATATTATTTCTGCAATGGGGAAAATGCCAGATAAAGGATACTATATCTTCGAAATAAACAGACGATCAATAGTACCTGTTTATAGATGGCGAAATGGTTGGGCAGAACTTTCAAAAAATCTGACGAGGAAAATTATCAATAGAATAGAGGGAGCAGGAGCATGAAATTTAAAAAATATATTGATATTCCAACTTTAGTAAAATATAAAAAAAGGGGATTTTTAACTGGTAGTTATAAATTTGGTTCTCGAAAAATGGCGAAAGACCGGGATTATTGTATTTTAACCAAAAACCAACAAGATGATTTTCACAATCTAGTAAATTATTGTGGGGGACTTTATAATCAAGATTATAACGAATTTGATACTTTTACTTCTATTTATGTATCTACCGGAAAAGGAGTGCCCTATAATTTCTTACTAATGGGGGAAAAAGAATTCAAAAGGTGGGAATTTGCCACAGAATTATTGGTAAAACTTTTAACATTTCCAGAAATTCAAAAAGCGGTATATGAAAATAAAGAACAAAGAATAAAATGGTTTGAACAATGCAAATTGACTTATAATACGGTTAATTGCTAAAAATGAAAAGAGGAAAATCTCAACAAAATATAAAGAAAAGAATTATCCAGTTAAAACAAAAGGATATTCCTCTAATTAGAGAAAAAATTCTCAGAAAACAAAAAGGTAGGTGTGCTATTTGTGATCAAATTCCAAAAACTCCTTGTTTGGATCATCATCATATAAAAAGGATAAAAGGAACCGGGCTTATTCGTGGGGTTCTTTGTAGTGCCTGTAATATTTTCATTGCCAAATCGGAGAACAATGCCATGCGCTACGGGGTAAGTAAAAATCAATTACCAGATAGATTAAGGGCCTTTGCAAAGTATCTTGAGAAAAAACAATATCCTTTTATGCATCCCAGTGAAGCTCCCCCAATTCCAAAATTAATGAAAGCCAGTTATAATCAATTAAAAAAACAATTAATAAAATCAGGCTATAAAAAGAAAATACCACCATTTCCAAAATCAGGAAAATTAACTAAAGAAATAGAGTACTTATTTAAAACTACCAATTTAAAACCTAAATATTATAAATAAGGATAAAGCCCAATGACAAATAAAAAAAATAAAATGATAGAATCAATTAGTACTAAAACAGATGCCTATCTAACTGAAGAAAAAAAAATGATGGGTTTTTATCTGGATCAAGAACAAGCAAATCAAATGAGTTTATTTTCTTTTATCTATGGAAAATCTAAAGCATCCATAATTAAAGAATTAATTGAGAATTTTCTTTCTGAAGATAGTATTAGTACAAAAAAATTAATGGAAAAAATAATTGATCTTGGAATTAAAGATTGGCAAAATTTTAAAAAAATAGATCCTGTTAAAGATAAAAAAAATCAATGGAATAGATATGAAGAAAAATTTAGAAAAACGCTAACAAGTAAAAGGATTCCTGAAGTAATAATTGAAGAACTTATTGAATTAATAAAAGGCAAAAAATGATACAAAATATCCAAATAAAAGACTTTCAAAGCCACAAAGATTCCCAATTAACTTTAGACTCTGGGGTAAATGTGGTGATAGGGAGTTCAGATTGTGGAAAAAGTAGTATTATTCGGGCAATTAAGTGGGTAGCCCAAAATAGACCACAAGGAGATTCTTTCAGAAATAATCAACTCAAACCAAAAGAAGAAGTGCGGGTTGATCTTACTTTTAAAGAAGGACCTACAGTTTCCCGGCTTAAATCTAGTAAAACTAATTCTTATATAATTGGTAAAAAAGAATTAAAAGCTCTCAGATCAGATGTTCCGGAAGAAGTAAAAGAATTAACCAGAATAAAAGAAGTTAATTTGCAAAGTCAACATCCTTCCGATCAGTATTTTTTACTAACTGATTCCCCAGGTCAAGTAGCTAAAAAATTTAATGAGGTAGTTGGTTTAGAAATTATGGATAAAGCCATGTATTCCATTAATTCAAAAGTTAGAGAAAATAACCAACAGTTAAAAATATATGATGATGAGATTCTGAATAAAAAAACAGAATTACAGAAATTAAAATGGGTTCTTGGTGCTAAAGAAAAAGCTCTTCAAATTGAAGAAATAGAAGAAGATACAGAAACTCAACAAAATAAAAAAGAACAACTGGAATCTTTACTTTTACTGATTACAGAAGTGCAGAATAATTTAAAGAAGTACAATGGAGTAAATCAAGCAATAAAAAAGATAAAAAATCTTATAATCCAAGAAGAACAAATCCAGAAATTAGAAAAGAAAAATAATACGATAAATCATCTCATTGATTTTATTAAAAATACAACAGAAGAAAATACCAAATATCAATATTTATCACAAGCATTAAAAGAAATAAATAATCTTATAATTCAAGAAAAAGAAATACAGGTAACAAAAAATAGAAGAAATATTATAGATACGGTAGTTAATTGCGTTATAAAAGCAGATACACAGGTTAGGGAATACCAATATATACCTGAAGCAATAACCAGCCTTAAATCGCTTCAAAATATGGTAAAAATAATAACAGAAAAGAAAAGAAAAACCAAACAAATACAAACAGAATTATTCTCAATTAGAAAAAAGGCAATAATTAAAAAAGAAATTGATAAAAAACTTCTAGAAAAGCAAACCGCATTTACAGAATTATTAAAAACAAACCAATGTCCAATTTGTGGGAGAAAATAAATGACGCATTACTCAGATAATCCAGATAGCGTTTTGGTTTCTTTTTTTAAACAATCTGATAAATGGCACACAAATGAAGCTGTTATATGGACGGGGGCATACGATCATCTGATACACGATGCTTTTGTGACAAGTTTACGAGATCATTTCAAAGATAACCCACAAAGATTATCGAATATGGATGCGATTTGTTTAAATCCTTACCATGAAAATGCCCACCCGATTCAAATTAAAAATGGAGGTTGGAATAAATGAAATTTATAGCTTGTGCTGACTTGCACTTTACAGATAAAATTCCTCGTAATCGCAAAGATGATTATTTTGCGGCCCAATTAATGAAGTTTGGTCAAATATTAGAAAAAGCGGAATATGACGAAGCTGATTTATTAATTGCAGGAGATGTTTTTGATTCCGTCAAAACTCCATATAAAATTACAAAAGCAATTATGGAAGTAATAAGCAATTATGGAGTTAATATATATACTACTTTTGGCCAACATGATTTAGTGTACCATTCAAAAGGATTAAATAATACTCCGTTAGGGATCCTATCTACAATGGATCAGGTTACTATTTTAAATAATAAAACCAAAATCAGTATAACAGATGGAATAGAAGAAAGTACTTTAATTGGGGCCGGATGGAATCAAGTACCTAAAGAAGAAGCAGATATTTTAATTACTCATCAAATGGTAGTACATAAAAATCCTTTATGGCCCGGGCAAGAAGAATACAGCACAGCAACCCAAATAATGAAAAAATACCCATGGGCTAATTTTATTATTTCAGGAGATAATCATTTACCATTTATAGTTGAAAAAAAGGAATATGGTAGATTTCTAATTAATTGTGGTTCAATAATGAGAAAAGGGAAAGATCAAATAAATCATGAACCTGTAATCTGGTTGATTAATACCCAAACAAGAGAAGTAGAAAATATAAAATTAAAAGTACAACCCTATAAAAAAGTGTTTGATCTTAGCAAAATTAAAAGAGAAGAAATCCAAGAAGAAATAAAAAACCAAACAAAAGAAGACATTGATCAATTTGTAAAATCCTTAGAAATGTCAGGGAATAAAAAACCAAATTTTAAAAATGTATTAAAAAAGGTAATACAAGAAATGAATCCAGATAATGAAGTTAAAGAAATAATTAATAATTTAATGGAGGAAATTGCTTAATGGATATTTTAAATTTACATAAAGTTTTAGAAAACAAAAAACAAGAACAAGCCAAAATTCAAGGCAAATTAGAAACCTATTTAACCAATCTTAAAGATTTAGGATTTGACTCAGTTAAAAAAGCGGAAAGTGCCGTTAAAAAATTAACAAAAGAAATCGAAGAAATGGAGATAAATTATCAAGATGATTTAGAAAAATTTGAAGAAGAATATTCTGAATTATTGGAAAATTAATATGGGAATAAAAAAATACATAAAAAAATTAAATGAAAAAGATACCCAAAGAAAATTTGTTAAACAAGAATTACTTAAGTGGAAGAAAAGGAAAAAATACTCCACAACCTATTTAGATAAATTAGAACAAAGTAGGAGTATTATTCAGAAGGCTGCCCAGACTACTCAAAGTTATTTAAGTTTACAAATTTCCGGTATTGTAAGTAAAGCTCTAAAAGCCGTTTTCCAGGAAGAAGCCTATGATTTCAAAGTAGATTTTGTTCAACGAAGACAATCCACAGAATGTGATTTATTATTTACTAAAAATAATAAGGATATGAAGCCTCTTGATTCCTGTGGATATGGGGCTGCCGATATTGCCTCTCTTGCTTTACGAATTGCATATTGGAAACTGGATGAAGAAGCCAGAAATGTAATTATTTTAGATGAACCCACCAGAAACCTTAGTTTGGATAAACAACCACTTGCTGGGCAAATCATTAAACAATTATCGGATTCTTTAGATTTACAATTTCTCATTGTAACCCATAATCAAACTTTAGCAGACACTGCGGATAAATTATTCAATGTAACTAAAAATTCAGATATAAGTCTTATAACGCAAAAAGCGTAAAAGGAGAAAAAATGAAAAATATATTTATAAAAGAAGCTTCAGAAATAGCGGCTCAATGCTGGTGTGATGCGGAAACAGAACAAAAAATAATGGACCCAGTTTTATGTAAGGCAGTAGCAAAAAGAATAGCCCTCTGGATGGCCACTGCTGCTCAAGCGCAAAGAAACACAAATTATTACAGAGACTTGCTTATTAAATGTGGGGAAGCAATAGGAGAAAAAGCATATATTTCAGATGATGGTTCAAAACAACAAGATGTATTATGTGCCAAAATACCTGATTTAGTAAAAAATATAATAAAAAATTAAAATAATTAAAAGGAGAAAAAATGAAACCAACTGTGGCGATTCTTACTAATTTTATGGAATTTAATCCAGGTTATTCTTTAACCGGAATCGTAGTGGATCAGACATTGATGTTAGCGAGGGAAGGACATAAAGTAATTATCTATGTCAATGAATCATATAATCCCAAATACGAAGAAGATTCCGGAATGAAAAAAGTAAAGGAAAAATTTCCAGATTTAGTTAAAATAAAACAATTAACCAAATTTATGCATCTTATCGATTACAGTACTAAAAAAGATATAACGGAAAAACATATTTATAAAGGGACAGACGCCGCTAATATATACAAGAAAGATTTCATAGAAGAAAAAATAAATATTGTTTTTACTCATGATTTTGTTTTTACTGGTTGGAATGTACCATATGCAGAAGCGATTAAAATTGTAAATAAAAATTTACCAGAATTATTTTGGTATCACTGGGTACATTCCGTTCCTTCCGGAAATAGGGATTGGTGGAATTTAAATGACTACGGGGAAAATCATTTTATAGTTTTTCCAAATAAAACAGAAATCATGAGAGTGGCTGAATCTTTTTTAACTACGGCAGATAGAGTTAAAATTATTCCACATATTAAAGATATTCGAACTTGGTATGATTTTGGAAATGATGCTTTTGAATTAACCGAATTATACCCAAATATAATGTCGGCAGATATTATTCAAATTTATCCCTGCAGCACCGATCGTCTTTCTGCTAAACAATTAAAAGTGGTTATCAGATTATTTTCCCATATGAAAATAATTGGCAAAACTAATGTATTCTTAGTTGCGGCAAATCAATGGGCAACAGGAAGACAAAGAATAGAAGATGTAAATGAGTATATTAAATTTGCTGAATCTTATGGGCTTATATATGGTAAGGATTTTATTTTTACTTCAGAAATTAAAGAAGAATTGGAAACAGGAATAAGTAAAAAAATGTTAAGGGAACTTCAATTACTTTCTAATTTATTTGTTTTTCCAACAATAGAAGAAAGTTTTGGATTAGTTGGCCCTGAAGCTGCTTTTTCAGGGGCCTTACCTATTATCAATAGAAGTTTAACTATGATGTTTGAAGTTATGAGCACTCATCCGGCAGCCTTTGATTTTGGTTCTTTTCATCAAAATACTCCTGCTGTTGGAAATGATGAATATATCGGAGCGGTTGGTAATGCCATCCTTCAACAATTGTATTCAAATTCCGCTGGAATGACCAAAACATTTTGTAGAAAACGATATAATATGGATAACATTTACGCCAAGTATTATTTACCTCTTTGTTAGGGATATTAAAATGATAGGAGAAAAAATATTTATTACAGGTGGTGCTGGTTATTTGGGCACCCATTTAGTACAGCGATATTATCAAACCAATGATATAACTATTTATTCCAGGGATGAAGCAAAGCATTATTATCTACAGAAAAGATTTCCTAAAATTAAATGTGTCATTGGTGATATTAGAAATTATGATTTATTATTACAGGCTTCTAGAAATCATACTATTGGTATATTTGCTGCTTCCTTAAAACAAATAGGTTCTGTTGATCAAAATGTTACAGAAGGAACTGAAATTATTATCAATGGAGCCCTAAATTCAAGGAGAGTAGCAGAAGAGAATAATTTTAAAGCCAGTACTTTTATTTCATCTGATAAATCCAGGGCAGCCACTACTTTATATGGGGCGATGAAATTTGTAGCAGGGGAAGCTTTTATCGTTAATGCAGAAGAATCAAATGTAAAACTTTCCACCATTATCTATGGAAATGTAATGAATTCTACAGGTAGTATTATTCCTTTGATTTGGAATGCAATTAATAACAAGTATTCTTTAACTTTATACTCCGAAGAAATGACCCGATTTATGATTTCAATTGCAGAAGCAATAAATGTTATTGAAGCCGGGTTAGAAGTAGCAGGATATAACGTAATTCCAAATTTAAAGTCCTTTCTAATTAAAGATTTATTTGAAATTTACAATGAACTTTTTGGATTAGAATATACTATAGGAGTTCCAAGAATTTCAGAAAAAATTCATGAGACTATGATCACAAAAGAAGAAACTCCCAGATCCTGTTATAATGTTGTTAATAATTGCTTCTATATGCACTATAAAAATATATTTAAAACTAATTGTTTAAAAAAGGAATACAATAGTAAAAACCACGCTATGAATAAAAAAGGACTAAAAGTCTATTTAAAAGCCCATAATTATTTTAAATCAGGGGGTGCTTAGATGAAAGTTTTAATTTTAGGACATAAAGGAATGTTAGGGAATATGGTTCATCTGTATTTCCAATATCAAAAAATTGATTGTGAAGTTATTGAAGATAGATGGCCCAGTGAAGCATTTAATGATAAAATAAGTACTTTTGATGGTAATTATATTATCAATTGTATAGGCGCTATTCCACAGAAAACGGAATCTTTTCTTATTAATTATCAATTACCACAGACACTTGAAAAACGATCTAAAAAACATGTTAAAATTATCCACCCGGGGTCTGATTGTGAAATAGAAAATGATGGATATGGTTGTTCAAAAAGAATGGCATCTGACTGGATTAAAGATTACGGACAAAAAACAAAGATTATTAAGGCTTCCATAATCGGGCCGGAATTAAATTCTGCTAATAATCTTTTAAGTTGGTTTTTGAGTTGCGATTCTATTACAACTATCTTAGGTTATTCAAAATGCTTTTGGAATGGGATCACCACTTTAGAATGGGCAAAACATTGTTACTGGGGGCATTGTTTTGACTGGGAACAAATGCCAAAAGAACAAATCCTAAGAACCGGGAATATCTCAAAATATCAATTACTGGAAGCCATAGGCCTAGAATATAAAAAAGATATCAAAATTACTCCAGTTAATAAACCTGTAATTAATAGATGTTTAAGTGGTGGTCTTCTGGTTAATAACATTGCTTCTCAACTAGAAGAATTAAGAATCTTTTATGAAAAATATGGAAATTACGAGGAAAAATAAAATGAAGAAAACAATTGAATTTTTTATGCCAGTTATGAGACCTGATTCGGCAAGGAAAGTAATGGATGCTTTACAAAAACAAACACAATTAATTACTAAATTAATTATAGTAGATAATTCTGGAGAATTTTCTATTGCTGCCCCCAATCCTTATTCTTTCAAAGTATTAATAATAAGACCTTTACAAAATATAGGAGTAAATGCAGTTTGGAATTATATGTTTGATTCCGAGGCTGATTTTGTAGGCTTAATTGGGGATGATTTTGAATTGGAATCAAATGTAATTGAAATACTTTCTAAAACTTTAACAGTTATTCCAAATGCTGGAGCAGTAACAGCTACTATTTTTCGAAATAAACCAATTGAACCACAATCACCTTTTGCGATATTAAAATACGGGGAAGTTGTTGGACGTGCCCATTTTGGAGTTTCCCTTTTTAAAAAATGCACGTTAAATTGCTTACCTAAAATTCCTAAAGAATTATTTATGTTTTATGGTGATCATTGGTTTGGTTATTGGTTGAAAAAGATAGGATATCCTTTACTTGAAGTTAATGTAGGAGTATCCCATTATGATAAAACTGATTTAAAAGAAAAATGTAATTATAAGAAAGTTTCTAAAGTAGAAAAAAATATTTGGAATCAGTGGAAAAGATCAGAAATTGAATTATAAAAAGAAAGTGAGATAGATATGGCAACCCATATGCAGATGCAATTTAATCCACCTCCTAAAATGTTTTTAGCTGCCCAAGTTTTATGCGGTTTTAAAATCACCAATAAAATAAGCATAACTAGTAATGAAAAAGAGGTTACTTGTAAAAGGTGTCTAAGAGATCTTAGAAGAATAAAACAGCGGAAAGGAAAATAAAATATGAAAGTTGTATTTTTATTTATGAGTAAAAGTTCCGCCCCAGCAGGAACAACTAAAACAAATGATTGGTTATTACAAGATTGTGGGGCTCAATATGAGCATTCATTTGGGGATCAATGTTATTTTAAAATGTTAGAAACATTATTAGAGGATGGCATTATTTCAGATTTAACTGTATTTTTTGAAAGTGCTGTAAATCCAGGTAGAGCTGATTTTGTAAAAGGTGCTAAATGTTTTGTTATTCCAGAAATCCAATTAGTTGATAAATTTATAGATAATGATACTGTTATTTTTGTTAGAGGTGGATTCAGACATTGGCATGATTTTTTAATAAAATACAAAGGAAAAAATTGGTTAATACTTTATGCCGCAAATACTGGCCGGCAAAAGTGGACCTGGTGGGATGTAGTACTGGATGATTTAGAAATGGCAAATATAATTGATAGACATGGAAGATATCAATACCCCTTTGTAAAACCTACAAATGAAAGCGTTTTTGCCCCATTTTACAAAGATTCTCCAAAATATGATATATGTATAGGGGCTTCATTTATACATGATAAAAAAGGGCAGTATCATGGGGTTAAATTAATGGAGAAATTCCACGAACTTTATGGATATTATCCTAAAGCAATTATGCCAGGATCGATCCGACATTCCACTCATACAAATCAAATGATACAAGATATAATTTACCAGAATGAAGTTGTTTCTCCTGGCATGGTTTCTAAATCAGAACTTTGTAAAATTTATTCGGAATCAAAAGTTTTTTTACATCTAGGAACTGTAGGACAAAATGATAGAAGTGTATTGGAAGCATATGCTTGTGGAATGGTTTTAGGACTTAGAAATTTAAAAACCCATACTCCTTTATTAACTCCGAATAATAGTACTATTTTTCATTTTAATTTAGAAGAGGAGCCAAATTATACGAAATGGGCTCATTGGCTGTATTATATTTTAAAAGAATGGACTCCACGAATAAAATTAAACGCATATGAAAATTATAAAATAAAAATGGGCTACGATGAAAAAGCTCTTCCTTCTTTGCAGAAATTATTTGGAATTATTGGATTGGAAGGCAAACCATCATTAAGAGGGAAAGAACATCTAAAAAGAATATTTGAATCTGGTAAGAAACTTAAATAAAGGAGGATTCAAATGAATAAAAAACAAGAATATAGAAATTTTATTATTGAATTAGCTACCTTATTTCAACCACATACCTACGTGGAAATAGGAGCCAGATTTGGTTATATTTTTAATGAAGTATCTAAATACGTTAAAAGAGCTGCAGCGGTTGATATTACCCCACTGGATAATATTATAGTAAGAATAGGTTGTGTAGAACTTTATCAAATGGATTCCCAAGAATTCACGAAACAATGGAAAGATCCGATTGATCTTTTGTTTATTGACGCGGATCATAGGGAAGAATCAGTAATCAGAGATTTTACTTTATTATCTAAATTTGTAAAACCTCATACTGGTTTGATTTTACTACATGATACCTATCCAGTTAACGAAAGATTATTAAAAGATGATAGATGCTCAGATGCTTGGAAAGCGGCATCTAGAATACATAGATCAAATAGAATTTTTAAAGATTTTGAAATTGTAACTTTACCAGGTCCTTGGGCTGGATTATCAATTATCAGAAAAGTATATAATAAACATGGATGGATGGGGGAATAAATGAATAACAGGAGAAATAAATGTCAAGGTCAAGAATAACAAAACAACTGAGGAAAAAGGTGTGGGCTAAATATGGGTTCAAATGCGCATATTGCGGAGAATTTATATCTTATACCGATATGCAAATTCATGCAGGGTGTGTAATCATTGGAAAGGTGTTTGGAATATAGAAGAATTTAGACAGGAAATACAAGAACAAACAAAGCGAGTATCTAAATATTCTTCAGGTTTTAGAATAGCTTTAAAATATGGACTGGTGAAAATATTAAAAACAAAAAAAGTTAAATTCTACTTTGAAAAATAATAAAAGGAGATTGATTTGAAAAAATTAAAAAATATTTACAAAAGAAGTTTTTTCGGAAAAAGATATAAATTGGAATGGCGGGCCCCAATTTTATGTGATGCAATAATCCATACAACAGGAATTGCCCCTCCTGGAAGAATTGTAGATGTCGGTTGTGCCACTGGAGAATTTATTGCGGAATTTAGGAAAAGGGGATATCAAAGTTACGGGATAGAAGGATCAGAAAATGCTTTTAAATTTATTCCAAAAAAGATTAGAAAATTTGTCCAGTTATTTGATTTAAGAGATGATTTTTCTGAACTTATATTTTCTGAGAAATTCGATATTGCTATATGTATGGAAGTGGCGGAGCATATTGAAAAAGAATACAGTGATATCTTTGTGGATAATTTATGTGGTTTATCTGATTATGTTATAATGTCCGCCGCCCCTCCTGGTCAGAAAGGGCATTATCATGTAAATTGCCAATTCTTAGAATATTGGGAAGAGAAATTTAAAATTTACGGATATAAAAGAATAACAGATTACGAGATAAAATTTGAAACATTTATGCGTCCTTGGATAAAGAAAAAAGGACTAAATGCTTATTGCCAAAACACACTAATTTTTAAAAAAAAATAAAGGAGACCAGATGAAAAAAGTTTGTATTATTGGAAGTAATGGTTACGTAGGTAAGTCAATGGTGGAATTAATAAAGGATAAAGTTAATTTATCCACAAAAGAAATTGATGATCCTTATTCAGTTGTTGACGGAGTGGATGTTGCTATTATTTGTGTCCCTACTTTAATGTTAGAAGATGGATCTTGTGATACCTCTATAGTGGAAGAAGTATTAAAAGAAACAAATGCCAAATATTACCTTATCAAATCAACAATTCCACCAGGAACAACCAGAAAACTTCTTCACAGATATAATAAAGAAATTGTTTTCTCCCCTGAATATATTGGGGAAGGTAGTTATCCAATTCCTTTCTGGCATGGGATTCCGCATCCTACAAAAGCCAAGTGGCATGCTTTTATGATATTTGGAGGAAACAGAAACACAACTAATTATATGGTGGATTTATTCACTCCAATTATGGGGCCATATTGTAAATTTTTACAGACAGATTCCGTTACTGCGGAAATGGTCAAATATATGGAGAATTCCTTTCTTGCTACAAAGATAGTTTTTTGCCATGAGTTTTCTTTAATAGCCAGAAACTTTGGGGTGGATTATCGTTCTTCTGCCATTTTTAACGATAAATTAGGTTTTGATGGTAAATGTCTACCAAAAGATATCAATGGAATTTACCATGCAGCGAAAGAACATGGGTTTGATTCCAGTTTTCTGAAACAAGTGATTAAAACTAATGAAGAATTGAGGAAAAGAAATGGATGATTTTGATATTATTTGTACAGCAACGTTAAGACCTGAACTACTTAAGAAGACATTTGATTCTCATATTAAATATCTTTTTAAGGATGATATTAAAAAAGCAAATTTAATTCTTAATGTGGATATGATTGGAACTAAAAAATCTACGGACGCATTTGATAAAAATCCCATTTAAAACTATTACTTTAAAGCAGGGTTTTACTCCTCATTTTTCAAAAGCTTTCTATTGGGCACTTGGGGAAATAACATCACGATTGGTATTTAATCTTGAAGAAGATTGGGAATTAAAGGAAGATATTGATTTTAAATCACTGACTTATTTATTTAGATCTCAACCAAATCTAGCCCATCTTCGGTTATCTCAATTTAAAAGCACTGGGGAGGATACCATGAAAGTTTGGAATAAATTTATTCCATGGAATGGTGAGTATTTTGAAGTACCACAAGATTTAAAAGGAACTATTGGATGGGCCGGTCATCCTTCTTTAAATCGCTCTTCTTTTTTATTAGCTTTTAGAAAAATTATTGATCCAAAAAAGAACCATGAAAAACAAATAAAAGGGAATCATCCTTTAATTTTAAAATCCAGATTTGGAGTATTCCATCCTAAGAACTCACCAGCAGCTATTGTTGATATAGGAAGAGTTTGGATGGTTGAACATAGATATCAGAAACAAGGGACAAAAGCTTTTTTTACAAAATGGGAGGGGGCATAAATGACTGTGATTGCTTATAAAGATAACTTAATTGCCATGGATTCCAGAATGAGTGCTGGTAGTTATATTTTAGATGATAATTATCTAAAATACGCTCATAAAAAAGACTATCATTTTTTCTACACTGGTTCTGAATTTAATTTAGATGTTTTAATTGAACACACTATAGATAAAAAAATAGGAAAAAATCCTGGTTATGATATAAGTTGTGCTGCTCTTGTATTAGATTCAAAAGGTCTTTTTTGGCAAGCTGCCTTTGATTATGATGATGGGTTTTGGGTAGCAAATAGAGATTTGAATAAATATTACGCAATTGGCCGTGGAATGACTCATGCTATAACTACTATGGACTTAGGTTTTACAGCAGAAGAAGCTGTTAAAATGGCAATTAAAAGAGAGGCAAGTTGTGGGGGAGAAATTAGAATTTTTAATTTAAAGACTTAATCATTTGAAAAAGGGGAAAGTTAATGAAAAAAGATTTAAGTATTATAGTACCATTTGCAGGAGAATTTCCACAAGCTATTTTTACCGTACAAAGTATTGCCCAATCACTACTTGGTAAATTAGATTTTGAGATTATTGTGGTTGATAATCATTGTCAAGAATTGGAGGATCAGTGGACAGCTGCAAGACAGCGTATGACCAATAATGCAAATGGATTATTTAAAAAGAAAGGAGGAATTGATGAATCGGAAATTTTAGATATTGTTACTTCTCTTCCACGTGATATGTCCACTAAAACTGGAGAAACTTTTGAAGCCTGTTCCCGAGGAAATGAATGGCTGAAGTATATGAAATATGATAAAAGACTTAGTCATTGGGAATGTAAAAGATTAGCCTGTGAAAAAGCTGAAAGTGATACATTTCTTTTCATTGATGCCCATTGTATTCCATCTTTAGGAATAGATCAGATGTTTAATATCTATCAATATTTCAGAGATCAAGGCACTTTCCATATGCCTTTAACTTATAAAATTCTGGAATGGAGAAAGTTAATTTATAAACTCAAAATTCAAGATGCTTTTTATGGGTATTCTTTTACAGGATTTCGGGAAGAACCAGATCCATATAAAGTACCAGCTATGAGTACTTGTGGCATGATGATTTCTAGAGAAATTTATGAAAAAATAGGTGGTTGGCCCCATCATATGGCGGCATATGGTGGTGGGGAAAATTTTATGAATTTTACTTTAGCTGTTATGGGATTTTCTAAATGGATTTATCCTTCCGTTACCCTGCATCACCATGGGGATAAAAGAGACTACCACTACACATATGATGGTACTTTAAATAATCGTTTTATTGCTCACTATTTATTTGGGGGAAAGAATAAATTAAAAGCTCTGGCTCAGCAATCAAAAGGGCGCCCGGGAGTAATAGAAGATATGGTAAATAATATTCTAAAAAATAAGGAACATAAGAAACAAAGAAAATTAATAAAATCACAAATTGAAGTAAACCTTGATGATTTTGTTAAAGCTTGGGCATAAAAGGAGTTAAAATGAGTGACTTAGAATTAAAATGGGCCAAAGAATACTTATACAATCTGGAAGTAAAAGTTATGTTAAAAGGGTACTCTAATAATGTATTCAAAAAGACAGCTATAATTGAAGTTCCTTTAAGAAAAAAGAAAATGAATTTTACAGACTTTGCTAATTTTATTGGAAGTGATTTTGAATTTCCAGAAGTACTGTCTTTTAATTACTACGGGCTATTTAAGATTTCTTCAAAGACAAAAGAAATAGTACAACAAAATAGTACAGCTTTTCCAGGATTAAGAACGATCAAATCAAAAGTCATCCATTTTAACTCTATCAGGATGGAGCATGTTAAAGAATTAGCTCCAGAATTATTATCAGATTTTCCAGATTTTAAACATTTTTTAGTTAATTTAAGGGGGTTCTAAAATGAATATCAGAATAGGAAATAATCGATTATCTTCCGATAGTATGAATTTTATGTTATCTACAATCAAAATTAAAGAAAAAACAGGAGAGGAATATGATAATATGGATAAAATGCCATGGGGTAAACATAAGGGATTAGTCATTAAATTTATACCTACTTCTTATTTACAATGGGTTAGAGATAATTGTGACTGGGATGATGTCATTGTAGTGGCCTTTGAAGAAGAAATAAATAGAAGAACAGATGAAAATGATCACGTGTGGAAATAAAATAAAAAGGAGAGTAAAATGGGAGAAATTATTCAAATAAGTCAAGAGAAAAAACCGGCTATGATTATTTGTCCAAAATGCAGAGAACAAATTAAAGTAGATATAATGCCATTCGCTAAAGATGTGTCTAATATTATGCAAGACAAATGCCCTAAATGCGGAGGAACTTTATTTGTAGGAATATTAATTTTAAGCCACCCTACATTAAAAGGAATTTTAAGTTGTATTAAAATAGTTGTGAATGCTTTAAATCCAGGAAATCAAAATTTAGTAA